AGAAGCACTATACAGATTATGAATTAGAATTTAACGAAAATGATGAACGATATGGAACGATTGATGTGAAGATTGATAGAAGGACATTGAGACGTATTGAAGTGTTTTTCTCTGATATGGCCTATTCATTCCCTCTGCATGGTTATACAGCCGATAAACTGATTAATATTTTAATGTGCGATTACATGAAGTATTACGCTGAAGAACCAGGAAAGAAACTATCATTATTAAAACGAAGATTTTCATAATGTTTAGGATTCCTATTTTCGGGATGTTTAAAAAATGAAACTTTTGCCCACTCTTGTATTAAGAACTTAAAACAGGAGTGATTAAAATGGGATGGCTTATTTCTGGTAAAGGAAGAAAGTCGAAACTCTCCAATTTTCTGGAGAAAAACAAAATTACTCAGCAGGAATTAGCGGAAAGAAGCGGGGTTAGCAAATCCACAATTAGCCGTGTTTGCCAAGGGGATAAATTTTCTCCAACTATGAAGAATGCACAAAAGATTATAAAAGCATTAAAGAAGCTAACTAATAAAGAAGTACATTACGATGATTTCTGGATGTAATTAGAAAATAATCTTACAATTCCCTTCTAAAATTGGTATGATTTACTTAATTCAATAGGGATCATCGACACTTAGGGGGAAACATTCATGAAAAAAGCTTTCAAATTCGGTTGTTTTGGATTTATTGCATTATTTGCAATCCTTGTTATTGCACTAATAATCGATATATCTAATGACGATCCAAAAGAAAAAAGCAAACCGAAGGAAACTGCTACAGTAACTGCAAAATGGGAAGAAAAAGTTAAAGAAGTTGCATCGAGTGATAAATCTACAACTGAAAAGTTTGATGAAGTAAGCAAATATGCTAAGGATTACAAACCATCAAAAGACGAAGTTAAACAATTCGGTGACGAAATCATTAAAGAATATAAAGATAAAAACTATATTAAAGATGTATCTAACCATGAATACATGCTGAAAAACCTTTTCAAGTCTCAAATCGTTGATAAAAATGCATCAGATAAAAATTTAAAAGATTTTGCTTTTGATTTCTGGCAAAACTCTAAATATAATTACCGCGGTGTTGAAAATGCAACGAGTAGCGCTACTCAAGCTAATGAGCGCCAAATGGATAAAGCTTTAAGCAAAATGAATAAATAGAAGAAATAAAAAAAAGCCGCCCAATAGGACGGCTCTTATTTTTGTTCATCAAACTATTCTTTTGTATAGAAGTATTTAAGCCCTTTCGCATCTAACCATGCTGTTGCTCGATCTAGTTCATTACCTTGGCGGTAGTTTGTCTCAAATCTAACTAGACCTTGCTTGTCCCCACCAGAAATAATACGAGATTCATATCCTAAAGAATCCATCATTCCTAACATTTCTGGTACTAACGCTGTTCCAAATTCATACGTAACAACTTTATTAAATTTATTCACGATAATCTCCACTCCTTCTTCTTGTTTCTCTGTTTTTTCAGCAATTTGATTTGTAAACCACGACAAGGACTTGCTTCCAATTAACTCATTTAAATCACATTTACCAATACCAGGTACAATCCCTGTTTCTGTGTATTGCCAAATATCACATGGATATGCTGGTTTGTTACTGCCATAACGTGGAATCCATACGAAGTCACATTTTACATTTGCCATACCAAAAGGAGCGTACATATGATGGCCGACATATAAGCCGACTTTCTTAGCGCCTAAACGGTATAACTCATCGATAAACGCTTGGGTGCCAGCTCTCATGTCGTCCATTGTTTTTACTTCTACATCAGCCACCCAGACCGTCGCACTTTTATCTCCACGGTTCCAGAAGTCTTGCGCTTCTTTCTTTGCATCAGCAATGGAAACGAATCGGCAAAATGCATAGTTACCAAAAGGAATGTTATGTTGCTTCATGGCTTGTACATATCCTTTGTATAATGGATCAACGTAATTTGAGCCATCTTGCACACGAGCAATTACAAAATCCAAATACTGTTTTGCGACTGTCCAGTTAATATTTCCGTTCCATTTTGAAATATCTACGATTTGTCCCATTATTGATCCACTCCTTTTTTCTCCGTTTGTTTTTGTTTCCCACCTAAAATTTCAACAGCATTCGTTAAAGCTTGCGGAAGCGGAACTCCCATTCTTCCTGCATTTTCTAAAAGAGACAGTAACTCATTTCCGATAAAAAAGAAAATCGTCGCTTCTCGTATTGCACTGTTTGTTCCCATAATTGCATCCGCTTGGGTAGCTGCTGCAACCAAAAGAAAAAGCACCACCTTTTTGGCGATGCCTTTAAATCCCACTTTACTTTTTAATTCCCCGTTAAAGCCTGCTGCGAATACACCGGTAATATAGTCGATTGCTGCCATGATAACAAGAACTTTCAACGTTGTATCCCACCCTCCCAAAAAGTATCCGCAGTAGCCACCAAAAGCAGCGATAAAAGATTTTAGTAATACATCAATTCGTTCCATTGTTCCTCTCCTTCCCAAAATAAAAAAGCCCACTATTGCGCGCTTATAATTAAATCTTCTCTTCCTTCTTTAGTTAGGTAAGCATCGACACGTTCCTTGTACTTCAACATAGGACCGTCAATTACTACTTGTTGATACGTGTAATGTCCTTGAATAATCATCATCGCCATAAATTCAGCCATTTACATTCACATTCCTTTCAATGTTTGCTGCATGATGAATTCAGCCATTGCCGCCTTAGTTACTTCTAGTTCTGCTTTTAGTTTATCCATTTCAGATGGCCCTGGAGGTTTATCTTCCACAGGAGGGAGTTCCTTAGTTGGAATCCAATCCTTTCCGTTAAACACCGGGTCAGAGTCAAGACGCGGAGGTGGAACGTCTGTGGAACTAGGAGGTAGAATCTTTTCTACAGTGTATCCGATATTGTTTCCGTCTTTATCGAACTTGTCCTTGTAAGTGCATGACACCATTTCTGTATGGGTATATCGTCCTTTTTCATTGTAGAAGTAAGCTGCAAAGTTCATATAATATCCTCCTTATGTTAACGGAATTGCCATATTAACATTTATATCTCTAGTGTTGTGTTCTATAGAGATATATCCGTCAGTTCCCATATATAGGTTAGTGGCATTACCTGTTTTGTCCACTACACTCATTGCTACCTCAATAGAGGGTCTAAAATGTACAGGTACTTGTCCGACAATCCACACCGATCTATCGTTCCTTTTGACGTTTCCAGTCAAGAAAGCCATATCTCCTCGACGTTTTATCTTGAGGGAGTTAGAAGATGTAGCTCCATTAAGTAACGTGATAGCATAGTCACTATCGACAGATTGCTTAATAGTGCCGTTATCTTTCAACTCAATCCCCTTAGCCCAGTCCCATGAACCACTGTTAGGCGCTGTCTCTGGTACAAAAATCATTGAGTTTGTATCCGGATGGTGAATAACCCACGACTTTCGAGTCGGACCATATTTGATAATCTGAGCATTACCATTACTAAATGTCATTGTACCTGTCATAGTATCGCCACTACGTCTTACAACATCCATCGTATCGAGTTTATTTTGCAATTGGTAAAGTTGATCGTTAATTAAAGTCCATCGACTATTGATATCATCGACTAGCCATTGCGCTAGGTTAATTAATTCTTCTAATTCAGAGATGTAAGGACCGCTCATTGTATTCCCTGTCATTGCATCAGCTAATGTTACTAGTCCAAAATCTTGAGTAGACGCTCTAACAGTTCCGCCTTGTTCAATTGAAAAGTACGATCTTCTTCCAACTCCTGCAACTCCAAACGTCTCAGGTCTAAATGTATATTCGAAGTTTCCTTGTATTGCATTAATCATTTTAACACCCGTTTTATCGCGAACATATGCATTATTAGGTTTTAAACCTTCATAATAAATATCTTGTCCAGTTAAATTATAAGGAACACCGCTGTCCACAACAAATACATTTACAGTTACAGTTCCTTTATCTCCTTGACGCCCAGTAACAACTGCATTTAATTGTGCTTGTTGGGTTTTATTTATATCCAATACTAGTTTAATCTTCATATTGTTTTATCCCCCCTTCATTTGCGTTAACTTCAAAATCATCTTCTTCTATTACGTTATGTCTATATTTTCTGTCGAAAATGCTAGATTTCCGTTTAGTGGTACTTCTGAGAGCGAAAGTTTCCATTACAGGTTCTTGCTTTACAATCTTAATTTCATATGAAAATTCGATATCATTCTCACTTTCCACAATGAAATACTGTTCAGTACGTTCTGAAACCCAAATATCACCACGACCATATTTACTAATAAATACATGGTAAGCATCCGTTTCATTTTGGAAGAAGATAGGTAGGTCAATTCTGACCTTTCCATCCACAGTTGCATCATTACCAATGTGGGTAAATACTTCACTTGAATTCATCGATGCATACATTTCTTTTTCGACCGGTTTCGGTGCTGCCATTCTCGCAAATGAAGCTGGTTGCGGCGCATTATCATTAGATAATGTACTGGATATATAAGCGTTAATTATTCTATTCTTATCCATATCTAATGTAACCCTGGACGTAATTTTGTTCCAAGTGTTCATTTCAAGTAGAAGGTAAGTGTAGTCCCCATCTTTATACAAAAATCTTGTTGTACCTTCGTTTGAAATTGTTAACGTATTATTCGCCGGATCAATTCGCATGCCACCACTTAAAAATGTTCCACCGGCTTTCAAAACAATACCGTTGTTAGCAAATAATGTTTTATACGTGTAAAATTGATATTTGTTCATTCCAGCCCATGCTGTATTTGAGTTGTTTTCCCTTATTACAAAATCAATTCCGGTATCGGAAATCATTGCTAAACGTTTAGTATTATCCGGATACACCAATTCTTGAAGAAAATTACCCATTTTTCCTGCGCTTGTATCAGAAAGAATAAGGCGATTTTTATTAATCCACATGTCTCTCCAAGCGAATATCCCTTTAAAACCATAAGTAGTAGCAGTATCAACCACCTCAAAGTGTGGAGAGTAAAGCTGTGTCGATGGATCTAATACAGAAAAACTTAAGAACCTGTTAGGTTCAATATTCATTGTCACACCTTTTGAATCGTCAGTCACCCTAAATTGATAACCCATACTACCTATTTTGCTTCCGTCCGCATCGTAAATCATTAATTGTCCCAAGTTATTCAATTCCATGCGTTTAATTCCATTAACTAGTGATTGCAAACCTTCTGGCATCATAACTATGTTGTTTCCATATTCATTGAAACCAGTTCTAATCATCCCAGTATTCAATTTACCAGTTGTAATGAAATCAGCTACGATTGAACCGTCTTTTGTTATCGCAACTCCATACGGGCCATTTACACCAGTAGAGGAATAACCTAATCCATTAACGTTCCATTGCCACACTTTTTTAGCAGTCATTTCATTATTTGTATCCATAATCAGAATACGATCTGGATAAACGCGAACATAAGAACCAAAACCACTATTTATAAGGTCTGTAGCGTCTTCTCTCGCTTGTTCTAAAAGGTTCGAACCTAATTGGCTCATATCATTTATAACACCGTCTATACGTCCATTAGCAGTGTCCAATCCTGTTTCTAAATCATTAACCTTCCCATTCGTATTGTTTAGATTCGAATTTGTAGTATTTAAATTGCCATTTGTAGTATCTAAACCATCTTTTAATTCGTTCAACCTTTTGTCAGCTTCACTAAGACCTACATTAATATCTGTTGTTATATTCAAAACGTCATCTTGGATTTTATCAATCTTATTCGTTTTACTAGTAAATGAATCTTTAAAATTACCAAGCGTTATATCAATGTATCTCTCTTTTACGGGATCATACTTATAAGATATAACTTTAGCTTGAATGTAAATTCCGTCTTCGTCATGCTGCACTGTTACCGTATCGCCCATATAAACAGACTGTAGAACGGCAAAATTTTTATATTCTTCCGTTTGGGATAACTCTTGGAAACTAACTTTATACGATGCTAAAGGCTGGTCCACACGATCTAATTCGAACATAGCGCGTGCTTTCTGTCTTAAAAGTTCATAAGCATCTTCTAACGGTATAGCATCTTCATCATCAGCGTATTCACCTATTGCAGCTTTAACATTTTCAAACGCTACAGTTTTAATTTTAGGATTAATATACTTGTCCACATTCGCACTGATTACATACTTTTCAGGAAGCAACAGCCCATCGAAACCAATAGGCATTATCTTTGTGATCGGACTTTGCCAATCAACGCTAGCTTCATACCCTAACAAATCCTTCTTATGCTGAATAACAACGCCACGATCACGGCCACGTTTTTCTAAAATACTTACGTTAAAATTATCCCTTTTTAATTCGCCACCCCAACGATTCAAGAAGCTATTGTCTTTTCCGGTATCCAGCATGGCTTCAATTGGATTCATTCGAACTAAACGCGCGTTATTTAATTTATCAATATCGCTAAAAAAGTTAAATCTGCTAGGATATTGTAAAGCGCCTTTAATTTGTGTTAGCGCTCCTAATCCTGTCTTACCCACTATATTTGTATCTTCTATAAAGTTATCGATTAAATCGTAAAAAACATGATAACAAAATACGCTTAAAATCCCCATTGAAGCTGAAGGATTAGCTACCCTAAACAATTGATCGCCATCAGGTGTTGGTACTTGTATCAAACTCTGTCCCTTTATATCTAATCCATGTGGAGAGAATAACGGATATTTGAATGACAGTACGTAAACCCCATTTAAATCTTCTTGAACAGTCGCTTCATGAACAGCATCACTTAATATACCGATACCATTGTGTAAAAAGTCTGTTTCATCTGGTTTATAAAGTTTAATCACACATATCTACCCCTTATTTCTAGTTCGACTTTAGAGACTGTTCCTGTCCACGATATTGTATTTTCGCCTTCTTTTAATACAGGGTAGTTACCAATCATTTTATTATCCATTGGAAAACTGCCGGAATAACATAGCAATAAATCAGAATCAACAACAACCGAATTTACAACATCTTTAATTTGAAAAGCTATTCCGTTTACATATACAGTTATTGTCCCACTACCTGTAATAGTGAATTTAGGTAAAGAATAAATTGTTCCGTAGTTCATAACAGTCATTCCGGTTACTAGTTCGATAGGTTGCTCAATAATATATTCATAGGGGTCTGACTTAAATGTAACTTCAAACTGTCCATATTCTTCCCATTGGTTATCAATATCTCCTATGTCCACACTTTTGATTTTTCTATAAACGTTATCATCAGTAAAAGAAAGTATTTTAGCGTTTCGTAACCAGGCTTTTATCTTACGTAATAAAGGTTTTACATTATAATCTTCTAGTAAGTTAAAATTAATTGTAAATTCTACGTCTTCATAACCATCTTTCTTAGTTAACGAGCCGTTTTCCCTGCCTGGAATATTGATGTATTCGACCTTTTCTTTCGCACTAGGAATATTAGGACGATCTACCATACAAACATGGTAGAACCGCCCTAACTTATCATCTATTCTAATATCCAGCACAGTTATCTCCTCCCTACACCGATATTTAACATTTGTCCTTTTTGAGCAAACCAATCATCCGCTTTTTCGAACATTTTATCTAAATCTCTCTCATTATTTACAGTAGTATAGAAAGTGACTTCATTTTTTATTTCTTGTTGTGGCTGCATGATTGTAAGTCCTTTTGCGAACGACATCGCATCATTAGCTACATTAGGAAGATTAGAAAGTAGACCGTTTCCAGATAAAGACTTGTTCATTTGATTTATAGCATCGCCAATAAAACCACCCTTGGAAGCAAACGAAGCCATAGGGGCAAATCCGCGCGCTAGAGCTGGCATATCTTCTGACATAGGTGCTATAGATGCAAATGAAGCAGGAGAAGCAAAACCTGCCGTATCAGCGCTAAATGGCATCGAAAATGAGAAACTTGAAAATGGATTCAATTTATTTAAAATACCACCTGCTCTATTCCATGCATTTGTGATTGTACTGACAATCTGACTCATGATTCTACTAATTGTGTTATAAAGATTTTCGAAAAATCTAATTACTGAATTGATAGGACGGAAAACGCCTTCTAATATGCTAGATATGCTATCCCAGTTTCGTTGCACATATCCTTTAATAGAATTCAAGACACTGGACGTTTTAGAACTCAAACCGTCCCATGCATCGCCGACTTTATTTTTTACTTTTCCCCACACATCTGACGTAACTGAACTAATAGAATTCCAGTTGTCAGAAACCTTGCTTTTTACGGAGCTAGCCTTATCAGATACGATAGAAGAAATTTTGCCCCAAGCATCGGAAACAGCGCCAGAAACAGTTCCCCAAATTCTAGACGTTACATCTTTAACGGCATTCCAACCATTTGAAACGGTTTCTTTAGCAGCGTTAATTTTTTCGCTAATGTAACCTTTAATTTTATTCCAAATATCAGAAATATAAGTTGCCACCTTATCCCAAACTTCAGATGTTACTTTAGAAATAGTATTCCAATTATCTTTTACAGTATTGTAAACTCTGCTTCCAAAATCTTTAACATAACCCCAAATCTTATCCCAAATGCCTTGCAATGTACTAGTTATCCAGTTCCAAGTATCGGAAGTAGCCGTTTTAACCTTATTCCATAATTCAGAGATAGTATTAATTAACATATCCTTGTATTTATTGAATGTATCTTTTATAGCATTCCAAGCTTGTTCTATATACGGTTTTATCCATTCCCAAAATTTAGTTACAGGTTCTTTTATCTGATCCCATATTAAGATGAACACTGTTAGTATCAAACGAAGCGGAAGTGTTGCAATTTGGAACAAAGCATTTCCGGCAGTTTGCGCAATTTCCTTTAAACCTTCCCAAAAAGCAGAAAAACCATCTTTAATAGAAGTCCAAGTTTCATCGCACATTGTCGTGAATGAAGTCCATAAGTCAGAAAACCATTGCATAATGCCATTCCATATCTCTTGCGCTTTAGTCCCTACAGCTGTCCAGAAATCACTCCAGGCAGTTTTAAATTCTTCCCATTTTACGGAAAAATACTGGACTATTGCATCCCATTTGAAACCTAGTTCCATCCTTATTCTTTCCCAAGCATCTTCTATAGTGTCATAGAGATCATCCCACAAATCAGACATCCAAGTCGTGAATTGACTCCATTTCTCTTTTAACCAGTCAGTTACGCCACCCCAATTATTGAATATAGCAATTACAGCGACTACGATTGCAATAATACCCGCGATAGCAGCAACTACAGCTGCTACAGGCGCACCGATAAACCCAGCAATTACAGTGACCACAACCGTTATTCCTTCAGCTAGCATGGAAATAAAACCGACTAATTTCATTACTAAAGGTCCTAGCTTTATAAACCAACCAGCCAATGTACCTATACCACTGATAAAAGGCCCTAGTATCATCATGACAGGACCTAATACGGTGGCTATTCCACCGATTATAGCAATCGTTTTTTGCGCTTCTGGTGATAATGAATTAAATGCGTCGGTAATTGATTTAACTGCATTCTTTACATCTGGCATGATTTTTTCGCCTAAATCTAAAAGCATCTTGCCTATAGGTTCCATTGCAATTTGGAATTCTCTTAATGTCTTTTGGAATCTTTGACCGAACGCTTCTTCTTGAGTTTTTCTAAGTTCGTCCATACGTCCTTTTGTATCGCCTAACGCTTTATTCGTATCTCCCATACTGTAAACAACTTGATTTCCGAGATCCTCGAATTTCGTTCCGAACAGTGCTACTCCAAGTTGTGTAGCTTCTACTTGATTATCCATTCCTTTTAAATCTTTTATAATAGAATAGAAAACATCAGAAGCTGGACGTTTACCCGCTTCGAATTCTTTCCACATTTGTTGCGTCCCTTTAGACATCTTGCCCATTGCATCAGTAGTAGACTTAGAACCATCTTGAATACGAATACCATACTCCTTAACCAAGTCATTGACATAATCTAAATTGTAAGCACCGTCACGAGTACCATTTTTTAGAATCGTCAACATTTGATCGGAAGTGAAACCAGCCTGTTTAAATAACGGCGTATATTCTGCTAGGTTATCCAAAAATTCATTCGAAACATCAAGTCCACCTTGCATACCAGTAGCAATGAAATCCATCGCTTCTTTACCAGTCATTCCATATTGTTTCATTAACTGGGCAGCGCCACGCGTTGTTTCACCTAAATCAATGTCAAACGTCTTCGATAACGCTAATACATCCTCCGTAACACTTTGTATTTCATCACCAGGGACGTCTTCCATATTTTGATATACTTTAACGACCGCCTGGTTAACTTGTTCTAAACTTTCGCCCCAACCTTTTCTATATACATTCTTAACGACCTCACCCATATTTTCAGCGCCTTTAGCGGTTAAGCCTAAAGATGCTTGAATTTGTCTTTGTGATCCGTCGAAATCAGTTGCGAATTTCATTGAAGCTACTCCGGCTGCACCAAGAGCAGGTGTTACAGTACTAGTTAAACCAGCACCGATATCTTTTGTCGCTTGTCCTACTTTATGGAGCTTGGAAGATGCAGCTTCAGCCGTACTACCTTGCTCTCTTAAAGCCGTATTAGTTTGATTTAATTCGCCTTTCAAACGGTTTTCTGCTTCTCTAGCCTGATTCAATTTAGTCTCTAATTTAGAAACTTCCGTTGAGTTTTGACCATATGCGGATTTAGCTTGTGATAATTGCTGTTCTAAATTCCGTACAGTTTTACCGCTCATATCTAAACTTTGGCGTAATTGACTTTGTTTCTGTTCTAATTTTTGAGATTCAGAAGCGTTATCCCCTAGTTGAGATCGTTCTAATGCTAACGCTGATTGTAGTCGTTTACTTTCATCAGCTAATTGAGCTTCAGCTCGTTTTAATTCTTCTAACTTCTGTTTTGACTTGCCACTCTCACTATTACGATCAGCTTCTGCTTGTTGCGCTTGTCTCAATGACTTTGTAGTAGTTTCAACTTTATTTGACATTTCAGACTCAGCTAACATTGCCTTCCGCAAGGCTTCTTCTGCTGCTTTAACTTGTTTGGAATTTTCTCCCCACACTTGACGTGCTCTATCTAATTGATCGGCAGCTTCTTTAGTTTTTTTCTTGGATAGTTCATATTGCTTCTCAAGTGTGGATAGAGTAGCTGTTAATTTGTCAGTTTCAGAACCATTTAATTTCATTTGGGATTGCGCTAACTTTAATTCTTGTGTTAACGCTCTATTTTCCTGGTTAATATCGGCTATCCTGTTTTTATAATCGGCTGTATCAGCCTTAAATTTAATTATGGTTTCCTTCGAAGGCACAGCCACTATTTACCACTCTCCTTTTCTTCCATGTAGGCTTTCCACCCTAAATAAGCGCTTTTATTTTCAGCTATTCTTTGAACGTCACGTAAAGGAAGATTCCAGAAGTCATGTTCCGAAATTTCAAAAATAAATACGTAGAGACTATATATGTCAACCACGTACTCGATCTCATATTTCGGAAGTTTTAAGCCTTTTTTCCCGCTTTTGCTTGGAAACCTTTAGCCATGTTATTTTTACCTTTACCACTTAGAATTGCACCGAAAATTTCAAACGCTTCTTCCATGTTGATTTCGTATTGCTGCATGAATGTTTCAAAATCCATATATTCTTTTGGAGTAGCTTGACGATAAGCTGCATAAACAGTTCTAAATGTGTCTAATAGGTCGATATTTTGCATACCACCAGCACTGAATAAGGTGCTTAAAAATGACTTGTTAATAATGCCTTCTTTTTCTAAATTGAATAACGTCCAAGCCGTTAAATTTGCATTTACTGAAACTACCTCACCGTTTGCTAATGTGATATCTTTTTTCATAACGAAATCTCTCCCTTTTAGCTAAAATTAAAAGGCGCCCAATTAAGAGCGCCCTACATAGTAAATCTTCGTATTTTTTATGAGACTGTAGTTTTTTGAAGGCTTGCAGGATCAAATTTTGTTAACCAATTCGTTTCAACTGCTCCTGTTAGATTGATACCTTCGTAGTAAAGTTGTCCGTAAGCATCAGGTAAAGCTGTAATTTCTAGTTCAAATTCCGCTAATTCTTCAGCACCGTTTTCCACACTCTTGACATATCCAGTAGCAGCAGTGCAGTTAGGGAATGCGATTAAACGTTTGTTACCTTCAAAAATATCAGCTTCTTCAGCCACGAACGAGAAATCTTTCCCGATGCTATCAATACCGTATGCGTAAACATCGGCTACTAAACCATCATTTGTAATACCGAAAATGTCACGTAATACTTTTAATTGCATATGGCCACTAATTGTAACCGTTAATTGAGAAGGTTTGGATTTTTTCTTTTGAATAACACCACCACATAATTTCGAAATTGATTTAATTTCTGTTTCTGCATCTAGCTTTCCGACACAACCAAATGGCTCGGAAACCGTTGCACCTTTAAATAAAACACTTGCATTTTTAATCTCGACCGCATCAAACACATCAATTGTAGGCATTTAATTTCCTCCTAATTTCTTATTAATCTCGTCTATTAAAGCTTTATTTAACTCTTCAGCAGCTTGTTCAGCTTTTTTATCCACACCATGCTCCATGAAGTTTAAAGGGGATCTCCTTTTACTTGTACCTACACCTAAATCCGGAAACACTAAGTAACTGAATTTAGCTTTAGGTTTAATTCTTAATGTCAAGTTCTCCCTTGTATCTGCACTAAGTGACTTGTATAACTTAGCGTGTTGTTTGTCTCTATTAGAAATAGGCATTAAGCCAAGGATAGATTTTTCCATAATAGGCGCTATTGTAGAACCTAATTCTTTGTTAATCACTGTTTCAGCGATGTCCGGTAATCGTTTAATGTTATTTTGTAACGATTCAAATTGCGAGAAGTCCATTGTGTAATTAGCACACATGTTTTATCACCCTTGATAAATCAAAACGAATAACATCTACAAAATACTCAGTATCTTTCTTTCTCATTCGATCCTTAACTGTCTTGCTGCAGCTATGACCAGTTGGGGACAGAGAATTCATGAATGATAATTGTAATATGTCTAAATCCTCCCTGTTTTCAGAGAAGAAATAGACAATTACATCTTGTTTAAACGTTATCGGGCTAACTCTTTCGAACCCGCCCGTCTCGAATACAACATGATTTATTTTAGATAAGTCTGCTTCATCTTCCTGGACGGCATCTTGATAAATTCCAGCACCAGGAAAAAATGCTTCTAAATGTTCCACAAGTTTAGTATTATACTTTTCAATCAACTGTTCCGGATTCATCAAGACCACCTACCTTTTGGAGATATAAGAACAAACTCTTTTTATAACGATCTGTTTTGATAATGCTGTAATTCTCGTCTTGTAAATGAATTGTTAATCTGTCCACATTCTTACTGTTAAATACAGGTGCATTTAGAACTTCAATTTTTCTATCTAACTGTTCCCCAACACTTTCAGCAAATTGAATATCCACTTCGCGAAAAGACATTTCATTGAAACGTAATTTAGCAATCTCGATGGGTTTATGTCCTATCACCTTTTTAGCAGCGTTTCTAATAGTTTCCTGCTTCATGACACTGACAAAACCATCATTAAATGTTTTTCTATGCTGTTCAATTGCCATCAGTAACCTTCCTTTCGTCTATTGCTACCTGAAGTGTCAAACGTGATAGTGGTTGAAAAAAGTTAGATTCAAATTGATCTAAAGCATTGTTGTATTCATATCGAATACGATTTATAACTAATTCACGTGCAACTAAATTGACCTTTAGATCTAGTACAGCGCCTACTAAGTCATTAATATAGTAAACGGAACGATCTATTAGCTTTACGATGTTATTGTCTTCTTCAGTCCACGTAATAGCTAGTGCATGTTTTACATCATCAAGTAAATCAAAGGGCGACACTAACGCCACCCCTGATTCAATTTCACTCATAAAGGTTCACCCCTTTTTACTCTCCTGACGCTACTGTTGGCGCTGGTGTAGGTGTAGGTTCAACCATTGTTGTAATATCGAATACTAAGAATGAAGCATTTTCTTCAGCACGTCCGTTAGCATACATTTTAGCAATATATAAATCTTCATCTTCAATAGCACGAGTTTGATCATAAACGTCTAAACGTTGTGCTCCACCTAGTCCTAAGAAGTAATCTTTCGCCATACCTGCAATTAACTTACCTTTTGGAACTGCATGAGATTTAATAATCTTCCCTGGGATTGGTAATACATTGTAAGCATAAGTACCATCAGCGTTAGGACGTGTAGTGTAACCGTAAATACGCGCCCAGTAATCAACTGGGTTGACAATCAGTAATACATTTTCCGGATTACGTTTGCCATCTTTAGTAAGTGGCGCCATAATCTTGCTGCCTAAAGTAAATGGAGAGAAGTCTTTTAGTTGTCCAGCAACAGCTTTTGCAGAATGTTCACCATTCGCAACTGTTAACAAATCGCGCATCATTCCGATTGGCTGATCTTTACCAGTGCCATCCACAATAGCTTGTTCTAATGCGATTTTTAAAGACTCAACTAGAACTGTACGAACGTAACGGTCTAACCATGTTGGGCCTAAATCTAACATTGACTTACAAACTGGCATAAAAGCAGATAATTTGAATTGAGAAATATCAATCGTTTCAAAACCTTCATCTAAAAGTTCTTTATGAGCGGCACATAATTTTCCCCAAAATGCTGTTTGAACGTCACCTTTTTTAAGAATCCATTCAGTTAAAGCACCTACGTTTACGAAATTGATTTCGTTTAATAGTTCGTGAGATCGTGTTAACTCTTCAAATACACGCTCGATAACCGTTGGCGGTACTAATGCTTCTGTACCAGCGAATGAAGCACCAGCAATTACTTGATTGTAGTATTTCGTTTCTTGACTAGTTAAAACATGGCCGCCGCGTGCAGCTAAAACAGCTTGATCGCTTGATTGTGAGTTTGCTAGTTGTAGAATTTCATTTTGAATACCTTCAGCAAATTGAATTAATGCATTATCTACTTGTTCCGGCGTACCAGACGCTAAAACCTCGCTTAATTGTTGACGATTTGCAATTTTTGACTCTAAGTCTTTACCCATTGTAAAGTACCTCCTATAGTTTGATAGATTTTAATAATGAAGCCATAAAGTTTGCTGATCTTTCAGCGTTTTGAATACGTTTGTCACCTTCGTTTTCGATAGGCGCTTCTTCTTCAGGTTCTTCAATAACCGGTTCTTCGTTGTCCACACTTTCTATTGAATCTACAATTTCATCACAGAAACCATAAGATTTAGCTGTTTCAGCGGTCATATACGTTTCGTTGTCTAACAATGCTTCTAACTCGTGGAATTCACCGTTAAAACGATTTCTATATGATTGGATCAAAGCATCATCAACATCGCGTAACATTTTAGCTTGCTTTTCTAACGAATCAGCATTACCATACGCATAAGTTGAGGCTCTATGAACCATCATTGTTGTATTAGATGGCATGATAATTTTGTCAGCTCCCATTGCGATTAAAGAAGCAGCAGAAGCAGCCAATCCATCAACATAAGCAGTAACTTTAGCCTTATGACTTCTTAGGTAGTTACAAATCGCAATACCTTCGAATGCATCGCCACCGCCTGAATGAATGTGCAATTCAATTTCGTCAGCATCAATGTTATCAAACATTTCGCGAGTCTTTTGGGCGTTAATATCGCCCCACCAACCAGCGCCAACTGTCCCATGCATATAAGCGACAACTTTTTTACTGTTCTCCTGATTCTCCATCATTAGAAACTTCGGTTGAATCTTTTCCATTTCCATCATTTTCACCCCCTTCCATAGTTCCGCTTATCCTTGCTCTCTCATAATTCTTAGTGACATAACGTTCCTTAGCCCAATCTTCATCGATTAATTCGCCACCTAATCGCTCAATTACATCGTTAATACTAAGACCACCAACGGCGAATAGTTTGTCCACAGCATTAGCGAACTTCGTTAAATCGAATAATTTGAAGTTCTTCATATCAAATTTGATGTAAGTTTTATTTAGAAACTGATCTCTAGCAAACATCTTTTTGTTGTACTCGTTAGCAATCATTTCACCGATTGGTCTAACAGAGAAAAGTATGAAATTATCCAGGTCACCAGTAGGATTACCAGAAGTAGAAATACCTCCTTCACTAATCCCGCTTAATAAAGACGGTGGAATGTGGAAAGCAGAAGCCACAAAATCTAACATATCTTTTGCTAGATTTTTAATATCCCGTGTATCTAACTTTTGCAGGTCTTTGCTCTGATCTTCTAAGTTAACTTGCTCCGGCAAGAATAAAACAGATGCAATTTTTTCGGGATTCGTATAATCTCTCATCTTTTCCTCAAAAAGTGCTTGTGCTGCTTTGCCATTCTCGTCTGTTAAGGAGTTCATGAAACGTCCTTTAATTAAAAATCTAAGTTTTCCATTCCCTTTATAATCAGACATAGCTTTTGCTAGTAATAATCCGTATGAGTTATACAAACTATCAATAACTTGATTAATAGACTCCTGGGAAAGTCGGAAATACAAGACTTCACTTTCTTTATAAGTTTTCGTTAGCATTTCACCGTTGATTGATAATGAATGATACGTAAACTCTGTTAAACCATTCGTAGTTTCGCGATAAAACGAATCAGCTACCCACAATTCTTCACCAATAGGAATAACCAACGCTTCATTTTCGTAAACAAGGTTATATACAACTTTTGTCCAAAATTCATGAGCATTTTCATTCTTATTAGGTGCTACATTTAATTGATAATAGTTTAAATGTCGTTTTAACTTGCCATCTCTATAAGATTCGAAGTCACAAGCAATTAATGAACGTGCAATTAAATCGATAGCAGCGTTAACGTATAGTTTTTTGTAGGCTATTTCCGCTTTTAATTGTAGGGTTTGACAGTCTGGATCTGGAATTTCACTACTACCACTACCTAACAATGATTTAACTAATGTTCTAATTCCCAATTAGCTCACCTCCTTTAGTTAAAATGACCATACATGCATATCGTTTAAATCGACTGCATAGTCTTCAATTTCTCCATCGAAATTTAAAGCGTGAGTGAACGCGAAAAACCCGTCAGTTTTTCTTTTGACAGGGTCGATTTTTTTATATTCTTTTGATCCATTTCCTAGTTCATCCACATAGATATTCCCACAATACCAACGCATAACAGGATCATCGTGGAAAACAATATTATGATTGATGAATAGATGTTGGATTAACGGGTCTAACATAGCGTGGATATATTGACCACGGCGGACTACCTTTACTTTTTCATGGAAACCAGCTTGTTCTAATAAAGGTTGTAAGATTACTGAACGGAATTTATCAATAGCGATGTATTTAATATCGTATTCTTTCGCTTTTTCTAAAAACCAATTGATAACGCGTTCGGGCTTGATTTCTTTATCGTAGACGATGGTGAAGAGTCCTTTTTCCACACCGATATCTATAATATCTTGATTAATATCCTGCATTTTCAATGCTTCGTGCCATATAAACGTGTGGTGAATCCAAATACGCTTACCATTCACCTTAAATAACAAACCTACGCTGCAGAAGTCGCGTAATTCAGCGAAATCTACACCACCGACGCATTGATATTGATGCAAATTGTCTGGTAGTTCTTGATCTGTTGCAAGGATGTCCTCATAAGTAGCGATTTTATGTTGAAATAGCTGCTTCGGAATGTTCATCCTTTTTGTCATGAATTCAACATGCATCGGAATGTTAGTTTGACAATCGGCCCATTCTTCTTTCATCGTTTCGAATAGTTCCGTGTTATCTCTAATAGAAGGATTAGCTTTTTCCCAATTTGCAATATCCTCTACTTCTTCTTCAGAGTCTAATTTGCAGATGAAGGGGAAAATCTTACTGTTTTCAACTTCTCCGCTTAGAACCATTCGTGCTTTTTCTTTCATATCATCCAAAACGCCACCACGGACATATCCATCCGTTGTTAAATAGAAAGTTCGGCCGTCTTTAACTTTACCAAGCGCCGAACGGAATACTTTAATTGATGCATAGTCTTCATATTCGTGAATTTCATCGAACCAAACTGATCCAGGACGCAAACCATCTTTTGTTCTAGCATTAGAAGTATTGTATTTTAAATGTGATTTGTTCTTTTTATGTTCAATTAACACTTTAGTTGTATTGAAAGACTTCTTCAAAACACTATTTTTAGGGTTGTCAATCACATTTCGAACATCTTGAAATGTAGTTTTTGCTTGTTGTTCAGAAGTTGCTACCCATTCGATATGATAATTATCAATTCCGAACTGTTTGGACAGCATATAAAAGTTATGCCAACCACCATAACCATTTTTACCGCCACCACGACCCATTAAAATTAAAATCTGATTCCAAACTAAACGGTCATTATCTTTGTATCTAACTCCATATACGCAAGCATTAACAAATCTTTGCCAAGCGTAAAGTTTGAAAGGGAAATATGGCTCTGGAATTTTAACACTGTCCTCAATAGCTTTTGCATCAATATAAACATTTGGATCATCTAAAGTTTTTCGAACTAAGGCCATTAATTGTTTTTGCTCTTTGCATGACCTTATCTCTCCGCTTTCCACACTATACATGTACTCGCTAATGTACGGGTGATATTTATAAGGAAGATTAGACTTCTGCTTCATCGTCATCCTCCTCACTTACCGCTTTAAGGCCAAGTTCATTAAGAATCTTTAACATTTGCGTATTGGTCTTATTCAACTCATTAATGCTATCGTTTTTCTTCATAAAACCATTAGCACCTAAAACTGAAACGCCGCGGTCTTTCACATCAGCTATCAATTTATTTTTTATATCCCAAAATGACATATAATCTTCTACTAAGTCCATAAAATGAGCGTGTATGATACCGTTTGTGCCAAGTTGTTCATATAAATCATCTCTTATTTTATTTCTCAGCGTTTTTTCTCTGCTCTTTTGAAGCTTTGCAACCTTTTCTGAAACATTTTTTAGACCTTTTTCATTTATCATGTCTTCCCAATAACGGCTACGCCATGATTTAACAGTGCTAACAGATACGCTATATTTATTCGCAATATCCTTGTATTTAACGCCTTCTAAGAAATCTTTGAAAGCTAATTTATATTTACTTTGTTTTCCGCTCACAATATCATCACCCCGCTTTTTTATTAGATTTTTTCGAAGATTAACTTTAAAAACATTACTTAAAAGAACGAAAATAGTCTTGTATATTTTTACTTAGCAGGAAACAATATCAACTGCATAATGATTACAAATACATATCAAAAATTTTCACCATCCAAGTGAAGTGGTGGTGTTTTTTTGCGATTTTTTCTGTCTCACGCGCGGAAAGCAAAAAATAAAAAGACAAATCTCCCCCCCGCGTTGCTCGGTCCCCCAGCAAAAATTTCTCTAAAATTTACCCGGGGGGTGTCTCAGGAAATTTATCTTAAATTATTTTATAGCTAAACCAAAGAATAGCTCAGCATATTCAATAACTATGTGAGCTTCTGTTAAAGACATATTTAGATAATGTTCTAACCAATGTTCACGTAAACTTTTCTTTACAGTTTCAAGTGTAGTCTTCTCACATGCTCTTGGATTACATATGTGACGTATCTGTTTGTATGTTGTGTAGATGTCACGTTGAAACTGTTTGAATATATCTAAAGCGCGTTCATCATCTGTTCCATCTTTCATTAATGTCTTGATGAATTGTAAGTCATATATGTTACCTTGTATCGTTAGGCTGTCCACACTTACCACCTCTCTTCATCTACAATCATTACCTTTTGCTAGCTATTACACATTGCAACCTATAACCTTCTAACTCCCAAATCTTATTAGTAATTCGTTCCTTGCATATCTCAACACCAATCCCTACATCATAATTAGCAGGATCAACACAAGCACTCGATTCGGTTAAAATAAATCCATTTGGTAATTGAGCAACTACTACTGTGCATTTGCCGTAATACTCTCGTTCTGTCCAATGTGTTTTTTCTAAAATACTATCAATATCATCTTGAGTAATTTTATTTTTCATAACTACCATCTCTCCTCATCTACTATCGTGCAGCGCTTCTTTACTATGTTCTTCTCTTTGTTATGTTCTTTGTTATGGCATTGAATGCATAGTGTTTCTAGGTTGCTTAATGTATAAGCTAAGTCTGGTCTGTCACGTAACTCTTTGATGTGATGGACGTTACGACCTTTGCTATACTTACCTTTGCGCTTGCACTCCTGACATTCGCTGTTGTCTCTTTCTAACGCTTTGATTCTAATGTTCCTTCTCCAGTAATGATGCTTATAGAACTTAATGATATTATCTTGCTCATATAGTTTATTAATCTCTTGTATCGTTAGAGGTTGCATGGATTATCCTCACTCCTCTTCAATTAAATGCTCAAGGCCCTTAACCGCTTTATCATCCAAACGAATATCCATCAACTTTAAAATCTTAATTACATCTTCTAACGATTTGATTTTACTTCCATCGATCTTATGAGGAAATCTTGGTCTAAGATAAATGCTATCTTTCTTTTCCACCCTTAAAATTTGTTCGTCCATCCTTCATCCTCCTCCAAAATAAAAAGCACCCGAACGGATGCTAAAAGAATCTTATTTTAATAATTTTGTAGTCTGATTTAATTTATACAGGGAAATGAATTAAATATACACAATGACTTCCTATAATATTATTTATGTTTAGTAGATAAATCGGGAAATGACTGTTATATCAACATTTATCTAGTTTACATAAGATATAATGTTATGCAATTCTTATACATTGGCTTTAAATCAACGTTTTTGTCACTCCACATTGATGATTTCTTGCATAAACTTCACCTTGTTAACTAACTATATTTTTATCGAGAAAAGAATCCCCTAATCACTTTCTTTTCTTATTTTCTATTACTATTCCGGTACGTGATATTTTAATATCCACTCATAAACAAAAGAGCAACCGATACGTTCAGTCGCCCTTCCGTTAATTCTTTATGTTATTACTATAAACCCTTTTTGCAATAGTTAACATGAACTGAAGTGAACTTAATGTTTTGTTAACCTAACTTTTGAGCATATTCAATCATCCGCTTTATTTGTGCGTGTTTATTATAGATATAACGTGGACTATAATCCAATTCTTCAGCAATCCTTTCTAACGTTTTGCCCTCCACATACTTACCATACATAATCTTGTGTTCCAAACCGTGGAATGAACTAATTACCTTTTTAAAATCAACCATATCATTCATTTTTAAAGCCAATTCATGTTCACGAACCGCAATCCGATCTTCTAGTTTTGCTCCTTCTGAATCAGCAGTTAAACGTACTTCTTGTAAGTCGCCATACACCCAGCGTTTTAATTCTCTCTTACTTCTATCCAAATCATGTTCTAGATAGATAATTTCATCTTCTAACTTTTGATAGTCTTTTAACCATTCTAGCAATGTGTATGCCACCTCACTTATTTTAGGATGCCAGCTTGTACAAATATATTTCTCCACGCTGTTTTTACACGGTCATTTTCAATCAATTTACCTCTACGGGCAATTGCCTTCTTTATTTTTCGTTTTTTAATCTTTTTCATCGTTTTTCCCCCTTTAATTTCACCTCAAAACGTATGAATCATTTTATACAGTGTTATTACTCGTTTTTAGACGTTTTATCATCCACAAGACCTATGACATTCGAAATTAATTTAAACGTTTAATTTCCTTATTATATAGAGCCGTTTTTTCGTAAGAAATGAAAATTAGCTTTCCCTTTCATTCTCCTTTGGATAAAAGTCATTTTCCTTCGCATGTTCATCACAAGCTACAACTTCAATGAATTTATCATTATGATCTGTACTATCTTTATATCTTCCGTAAACGAAACCTTCTGTTGTAGCATCTTCATTACAACCGTTGTAACAGCAAATCTTCATTTCCATTCTTTTAACCTCGCTTTCTATTAAAAGGATTATTTTGTCGAGTTTTGAGTATCTTCACTTAAAAGATCAGTTGCTCTATTGGATATAGAATGAAATGTCATAAGGTATGCTGACCTATCATAATCATCACTTTTTCTATACTCATGTAATACCATCACTTGTCCCATTAACCATTCCGCTGTATGATCCTGTTCTTCAAAAAACTCTTGTTCTTTACCTTCATGTAAATGTGCAATGATTCCACTTTGTTTTCCAAATTCATAGGCTGCTTCTAATCCACTATTCCCACCGTAACTCATTAAACCAATCATATATGCCAACTGCTCTCTTCTTGTGGCCATTGTTTACATCCCTACTTTCAAATAAGTTCTTTCAATTCAACAGGCTCCACCATTAATTCACGCTGTTCTGCTGCTTTGCTCGTTCTGCCCCAAAACATTTCACCACTACCAACAATGTAAGCTTCAACCGCTCCGCCACTTGTTCGATATTCTGATTTAAAACCAATAGTATTTCCAAACTTGAATAACTTCCCTGGTTCTAAATCATCTAGTCTAACTTTCTTGTTCTTCATATCCATTCCTCATTTCTTAATAAAGTGAAAACTTAATGAAATTTAATTCTTTGTGCTGAAATAAGCTACTATACACATATAGGCTAAGAATCCAAAGACAGCCACTAGTGTAAGAAAATCCTTAGTGTCCATTCTCAACCATCCTTTTCTACAAAATGAAATTTCTATACTAATTACCTTCATCTCTCATAATCCAATTCAACCTCATTACTACCTGGTCCAAAATAGCTATTTGTTTATGGACGCCATCACGATATTCTTCACTATGAATTTTTGAAAATCCATTTCGGACCCGTTTTAAATTGGATGCTCTTCTTTCTAAATCAGTGATAAGCTGTTTAACTTCTTCAGATTTCAAACTGCACATCCTTTTCTACTCAAATAGCGTTTTTGTTCAGTTTCACACTTTGTATTACTCGTAATAAAATTCAACCAATGTTTCTTGACCGGTACAAACCCTGATTTCTACCGTACAATAATCACCATCTTCATCAGAGCTGAATTTATTAGGATCAAATTCTGTTGGCACCTTATTACCTTCACTTTCGATTGCTTTTGCTAAAACAGGAGGAATATATACTATTGATAGAACGTTATCAACTTCTCCAAATAGATCCGTACTTTGACTAGACCATTCTTGATTAATTGTTTCTAATAATGTTTGTAGTAAACTCATTTTTTCACCGTCCTTATTCAAATAACGATTTTATTTCAAATTCTTTGGACTGTAACAGTACTTACTGGCTTTATCGGCACCATCGGTCTTTTCTTATCTGAGTCTATTGATTTGCTTACTATCTCTAGGCATTTCTGACAATAAAACCAAACACGATCAACTTTCCCATTACTACTTTCTACCCTAAACTCTCTATAAAGATGCTTGCATTCCTTAGTCACGCTACCTTCTCCCATCAAAATAAAGATTTTGTTTAAACAACTCACACCCTGAGAAAAAACACATATATTATCATGTACTCTTTTACAATAAGAGTCTTGGTCAGAGAGCACTTCTATAAGTGCTCTTTTAATTTATTTAGATGTGTCACGTTTTACATACAATAAACATAAAATGCAATGAGCACACAAGACTTAGTTTTTATATAATCGTGTACATTTTTTGTACACGATTTTTCAATTAAATAAGAATTTTGTTTAGTTTTCCTTAATCTTTTGCTTAGTCCACTCCACAACTACTCTTCTTGATTGAAACCAGTATGCATTGCACGTAGGACAAACATATTTAGTACAAGTTTCAGCGTAATTAACTGTCTCTATCTTATTTCCACAATCTAAACAATGTTTAGCCAATATAATCATCTCCTTTCTCCCCAAAATAACTATTTTGTTTTAAATTTCATGTAATTCGCCAAGATAGGCTGTAACATATCGAATGTGCGCTTCCTTGTTTCTTCTCCCGTTCCAAGTCTCCATTCCTGTAATTCGTATGCTCGGGAATCTCTCTTCTAAAAGTTGTACCAGTAATTTCTTGTTTGTATCATTGTCAGCAAGATGCGCTTCTCTATCTTCCTCTGTGAAAATAAATCCTTTATCGCGAAGCTGTTGTATTTTATCCGCATCTTTTTCCTTATCCGATACAGGTGTACTACTCAATAACATTGAAAGCCTACCTAATTGAAAACCAAACTTTATATCTAATCCGCCCCATTTACTAAAACTCATTTCCGAAATGAAATTGAAACCAATTTCATCCCACCATTCATCAATCTTCCGAGTTAAACCAGACAATTGCTCTTTTAAACCATCAATTGGTTTCATATCAGCTATCTGTCGTTCCAAGTCTTGAATACGCATATTAGCATTGCGAATTTCCGCATAACGTTTTTCTTTTTCTTTCACTAAATTTGATTCATAATCAGTTGCTTTTGCCACGTCTGAAATATAACTTTCTGATAAAGAAATGAGAGTACCTTTCATTTCTTCGGTTAATGTATCTTTTGATAACCATTCATGCATTTGTTGTGTTGCAAAGAATAAATCCTTTAATCCTTTTAGCGCTACCGCCTTTTGATCTGCGTTTAAAACAACTAATTTTTCTTGGTTTTCCATTTCTCATTTCCCCCTCTTTGTATTCAAATAACGCTTTTGTTTAGTTTTCTTTAACTTCAATTTCTTCTGCTACATCTTCTAGTACACTGGCTAGATAATAAGCATCATCTTCATAATCTGTATGAATTGTAAACGTATTGTTTTTTGTAACGATTGTCACTTTACCCTTTAAAGAGCCTTCTTCATTAAATCCCGTTGCTTTAGCTGTAACTTCCATCTCTATTTCCCCTTTTCTACAAAATTCAAATTTTGTTTTACATTACTCCCGTTGATCCAAACCCACCAACGCCGCGCTCGCTATCCGATAGTTCGTCCACCTCTTCAAAATGAGCTGTTACTACCGGCGCTATGACGCCTTGAGCAATACGTGTTCCTCTTTCAATAACATCCGCTGCTTCTGATCTAAACACTGAAGGTTTTGATGTATTATCTACAATGACTCCAACCTCTCCCCTAAAACCACTGTCTACCGTGCCAAGGATTACTCTCAATTTAGTATTACGTGAAATCCCACTACGTGGGCGCACCTGCAATTCGAATCCTGGTGGAATCTCAAAACACAATCCTGTAGGTACGACCTTCGTTTCGCCTGGCCAGATAATCGTGTCCTCTGCTGCTACAAGATCAAAACCACTATCTCCTGGCTTCGCATATTTCGGCAGTTCCACATCTTTCAAACGCTTTATTTTCACTCGTAAATTCATTCCGTCCCGCTCCTTATAGGCAATTTAATAATGTTTCTCTACGCTCTTTTAATTCTTCTATCTTTTTCTTTGTTTTTTCTCTTTCAACATCCATCATTACTAGATGATATTCGTACTTATTTATTTCTTCTTGATTAGTTATAATTTCGCTTTTGACTTGTACGATTGTTTCTTTCTTCATTCAATCCCTCCTACAGTCCTAAGTGTTCCATAATCTTGCCAATGTTTTCGTCAAAACCTCTATACACGTTTTCGCCTATAATGAAAGTTGGTAAAGTGTTAGATTCATAAACTTTAGTCAGCACTTGTCTATGCATTGGAACTTCATCAACATTTAACTCTTCAATCTCAACCTCAACCGGACAATTTCCTAACATTTCTTTTGCTCTCTTGCACTTACCGCAATTTTCACCTGTATACATAACGATCTTAGTTGCCATTCTCTTCAGTCTCCTTCGCTTCTGCTAATAGTTGAGTTACTTCAAACGTTCCATGCTCTGTATATTTCATTTTTCTTCCTCCCTACCAATATACTGAATCCCTATAGATATCAATAAACACTTGATTGTCACCACTTCCGTAGCTTACATTGTTATACTCTCGGTACCATTTAAAGCTCAAATCAAGTATGCCGACTCTACCCAAAGTATCCCTCCACTTATCCATTGGAACATTTCGCCCTTTTTTTCTTTTGTTTTGATGTTTACGTGTATGTCTCATTCTTCCCATCCCCTTTTAATAGTTTCCATAACTCGTTTTCATCCATTTCATAAAGCTGACGTCCTGTTTTCTCTTCTTTGTAAATCCCCTTATGTATCAGGACATCGATGTATATTTGTTTCCTGTCCATTTCTTCTCCTTGTTTAGAAAATACCTGTTTTAAGATAATGTCTAGCTTGGTAATAGAAATGATGGTAAATCCAATTACCACTAAATTTATTGTCTAAATACACGATTTCAAAGTTGTATTTCGCTTTAAATGTATTAAGTCTGCCTAGTAATGCTAAAGGATTGTATTTCGAACGATACTGTCCTTTTAGCATCTTTTCATAACCTTTTAGGTCCTCCACAATTAGAGTGAAGGGGATGTCTTTTGACCGAATTAACTCATTTTCAAACGCTGTTTGCGTATCCTTTTGTAAGTTCCCTGTAATCTCATCCATGTGCGCTTTTCGTTCTACTCGGCTATCTAAGTAGATATCACGAGGTATTCCAAGTTCTTTATTTTTCGGAATCATGCAACCATAATCGCCAGTATCTAACTTTTGATTTTTAATCGGAATGCCCTTTTGATGTAAATAATCAAGAATATGGCCATTTACGTTTTCGCGAGTATCGATAACAATCGTGAGTGTTTTAAGGATTTTTTCTATTTCTTTATCTGTGTAATGGAAACGAATCATTTTGATTCCCCTTTCAATTAAAAATAAATCTTTTGTTTAGTTAGCTTTTTAACGTTCCATCCTGAATCATTTTTAGTAACCCTTTTAACGCATCTAACCAGCCTTTTTTATAGAAATAACTTTCCGAATCCTTTGGCGGTAACTTTTCCATTGCTTCTATTCTAGTTTCAAGAAACTCTTCATCAAATTTCATTTTCATGCCCCTTTCCTTGCATATAAAACCGCACGTTCATATATCTTTCTAGCCATTGCATTCGATTCATCATTTTCAAATGGTCGATAATCCTCATACATGTCTGTCCATCCATTCTTCGCAAGCATAATCGTCCAGTCATAGAACATTTGTAATGAATCTGTATCAGCAAGCAACCATTCGTTTAACTTTTGGTTATGCTGCCATCCACAAAACTGATAGAAGATCTTTAGGATTGTAACTTTTTCGTTATTCGCACCCTTCCAAGACTTAAACCAAGTATCAATACCATTGAAATTCTTCTCGGCAGCTTGCATGACTTCCACAGGAATTAAGTTCTGTCGTGTTATTCCGATTCGTCCATCCTTCGGATCAAGATATATATTTGCGCCTGATTTCCAAATTGTGCTTATGATTTCTAATACTTGCATGGAAGTAATCTCACTCCCCATCTTCCATATTCAATTGCATAATTTTTCATTCTTTTATGTTGAATACCAATGTTCATTTTTTTAAGTTGATTAGTGAATTTTCTCTTTGTACACGATTCCAAATGATAAAGTTTACAATGCATTAAATATCTTTTATATAAATCATCATTTTTCTCAAAGCCTTTAATATCTTTCACTAAATTTTCCTCAATAAATTTTTCAAACATTTTATCCATCCATTCTTGTTATCAAAAGTTACTTGAAAGTGTTACTGAATAACACCTAAAATTAGCATGTGTTACTTTTTAGTAACACGTTTAAACCTTAGAGCCCCAAGGGATTGAAACACTCGTGTTACCTTTGTTACCAAAAAACTTCATCTAGCTCCCTAATAAGAATATATATATATATTTATTTTTTATAGATAATGATATTAAGTAACAAAAGTAACAAAAAGAGTATAAAAAGTACCTTTAACCCTTGGTGCATAAGGGTTTTAAGTGATTTTGAACGCGCATTTTTTAGTAACACTTTCGCTATTTTCATCGTTTTTCAGTAACTCTGACTGCTTAAAAGTATTTTTTCTGTCTGCTAAAGTAACACCCTTGATAAAATACTTGTTTCTGTTGCCGCGTTCTCTTTTGAATCCTTGCGTTTCTAAAATTCGATAAAACGCTCTATTTTTTAATTGATGTTCACCGTTTCTAAAACACCAATTCGCGTAAACTTCATATAATTCTTTTGCTTCGATTTGAACATCTTCTCTTTTAAAACAACATTCAAACATAAACGGTCCGAGTATATCCATTTCTTCTTTGTAATCGCCTGTTGCTTTCATCACAATTTGCGGATCATTTAATCCCGACTGCTGCCACTTCAAGCAACCTTCAATCGCCCAATTTAGAATACCTGGCATTTCCAAGCTAAGTTTTTCAGGTAGCTTCTTATCACGTTTTTCCTTTGGTAACTGTAGATTGAATGGAATCAAACGAATACGTCTCCAAATCCCTTCATCTACACCTTTAATTACTGGCTTATGGTTTGTAGTGAAGAAAACTTTAAACTCAGGTATGAATTCAAAGAATTCTTGTCTTAGGAACCTTGCTAATACTGGCTCACCGCCTGTTATTTGTTTTACAAAGGCTTCTGATAGTTGTTCTCCATCTTCACTTTCAATTGCTGATACAAAGCGAGATCCAACTAATCTAGCAATATCGTTATTCGCCCCTGTTTCTTTCTTTTTAATGAAAGTGTCTGATTTAGCTTGTCTGCCGTAATCGCCCATAATGTCCTTGATTATATTGATGAATGTGGATTTCCCATTCGAACCTCCACCGATTAGGAATACCATGATTTGCTCTGTAATTTCTCCAGTTAGTGAGTAACCAATCAACCGTTGCATGTATTCAGCTAGTTCTTTATCACCCTGGAAGATTTGATCTAAGAATTTAAGCCATTCAGGACATTTTGCATTTTCATCAAACGCAATATTAGTGATTTTTGTTAAACCAAGTTCTCGATCATGTTGTAGCAGCTTACCTGTTTTTAAATCGACAACGCCGTTTTCAACATTTAACAGATATTTATGTGTATCAAATTCTTGGCGCTCTCCTGGAACAAGTGGCATAAGATCCTTAATGCTATTCATTCGTACATTCCTACGCTCACACATCCGCGCCCATTTCGCTTCTGATTCATCATCTGATTTAGAAAGGCTGCGGAGTACTTTTGCTGTAATTCTTTCAATTTCTTTTTTCGTATCTATGCGCCAACGCTTTCCGTCCCATATAAACCAACCAATATCATTAACGAATTTGATTACATGACCATATTCATATGCGATACGTTCTGCATTGCCAAGCTCAGTAAGTTTAAATTTCCTTTTAGGCTTGTCCTCCACAACTGCAGCAACATCTTCATTAATAAAATCAAATGAAAATTCTTCGAATTGCTGTTTGTTATCTAAGATAGTTGAAGATGTGGAGGAAATGGCTTTGCCTATCGTTCTTTCACCGTATGTTTCGTTTGTATCGCTAAAATGAATAACATCCCATTTATCACGAATTAAACTAGTTTCACGGAACATCGAGTCCATTCGAGTTGCTGAATTACCTGTCCAGAATGCTAAGTAATTACATAAAGCAAGGTCACTTGCTGAATGATCTTCATTTATTAAGCTGCCGTTGTACAATGAACGAATTTCATCGCCATTTTTACTGCGGAACATTCTGTCCCATAACGCATCATTTGAAAGTTTGATTTCATCTTTCTCAAATTCCGCTAAATTAACTCTTCCTTGAATATCGCTATCGTCAAAATATTGTTCAAACACTTCTGCTAGTTCATCCGTACGATCATACACATCATTTGAATTTTCACGATTTCCAGTGAAGGTGAAGAATCGGCCGTATGAGTAAATTTCTAAACCGTGTTTTGTATTTTTCCTTCCGGTACCTAAAACAGATTGTGGAAGGCTACCTTTGATGATGATGTGGATACCTTTTTCTGATGGTGAAAACTCTGTATAGCTATCTAATGTATCAATGATTTCTGTTGCAAAAGCATTTGTTTTTCCGTCCACAACACACTTATCAATATCTATTCCTATATAGTTGTCCTGCCTGCTGAACACGAAACCTATTCCGTCATAGTCACCTTCTAAGTAAAATTTGACCGCCGTTGCAAATGTTGACCAGGTACGTCTATTATTCGCTTGAGCCATTTCACCAGTGACTTGGCACGGAACTTTCGTCTGCTTGCCATTTCGTGTTTCGAACTTCCACAAGATCCATTGAGGAAGGGCCTTTAACTCGGCAGGAATTTCATTAAAATTGTATGGATTCTTTTTCATTTCGCCCTCCGATTAGCCTTTTAGGGTATAAAAAAGAGAAGTCGGTTAAAACCAACCTCTCTATTAAATTGTTAATTCTATTTAGAACGGGAGTGATTCATCACCAATATTGATTGGCTCACCAACTGGTGATGGAGAATTTACTTTTGATACATCGAAATATCTTGCTTTAGGATACTTCTTAGTTTTGTCATTTCGATCTTCTTGATGTTTAACAGTGATTAGTAATGACTTGTTGAAAAGTTTATTGGCCATATCATCAGCGCTATTGAATGAAGTTCCATTTGGGAATCCACAAGCTGCAATCAAACTATTGATTCTTTTAATATTGTTTTCTTGATATTCCGGATTATCATTGTGGAAGTAGAATGTGTTGTATAAGATTTTTGCTCCTTGATGTGGTTGTGGAACATCTGAACGAATTTCAAAATCTAATTCTAAAGTTGGATGACCTTGAAAATCCTTTGCTGTTGCATTAATAACACTTGCTTCATATTTACCTTCCGCTACTAACTCAAAACCTGTACTTACATTTGTTTCATCGAATTTAAAGAATGACATTATTTATTCCTCCAATTGTTTTATTGTTTTATTTAACTCTTCATTCCTCGTTTATATCCCACAATCCTGACCAATCACATATTTTATAAAGACCGACACCCATCAGAGCTAGCAAGTTAGCAAATAACACATTGAAAAGAATCTCGTTAGGTGTATTTATGAAGTGAACCGTAGCTCCAAAACTAATCACTAGCACTAACAAGTAGATCGTTCTCATTGTTATTCCTCCCCGTTTACTGGTATCAATTCTTGTTGTACGCAACCTTTACGCTGATCCAAGTGATTCTTAGCAAACACACTTTGATTACCTTCTAAAACGAATCCTCTTGTACCATCTGCCTTTTTAACTAATTGACCAACAACATGAACGATCCCCATAATGTGGTTAACGATTTTCTCCCGAATATCCGGAATGAATTGGTTATATTGTTGACCATCATCATGAGTGATGTTTCTTGTTGTCTCCCAAGCTGTGAAAATAATATTTGCGTCTAATGAATTAAATGTTTCTACTAGCTTCAAAAGATGATTATCTAGTAAACCGTAGTCCTTCAATTCCGGCATACCACTTCTAGTACTTTCACCTTTTTTAAGTAGCCATAACTTTTGATAATGCGTTAAGTTATCGATGAATATATTGTCATACTTACCAATATTCGCTTTTGCTAAGGCGTAAAACTGTAAGATGCTATCATGTGGGTTTTCACCATCAATTTTAGCTACGTCTACATTTTCATAACCGGATAACACTTGTGTGGTCCCATCAATATCCAGGACTAATGTTTTGCCTGGTAATAATCCAGCGACCGTTGTTTTGCCGTTACCTGGTTTTGAATAGATAATGATTTTCGCCTTTTTACTTTTGGTAATAGCAGCACCGTTTGTAATTTCCAATTAATTCACCTCTACTCTTCCTAATAAATAATCTGTTGATACACCTAAAGCTGTTGCTAAATCGCATAATACATAAATGGTTGGTCTAGAATCTCCAATTTCATAATTTGAAATTGTACATCTATCTTTATTAATCATTTCTGCTAATTCTTGTTGAGTAAGGTCTTTCTTTTTTCTTATCTCTCTAAGTCTTGCAGGAAACATAATATTTACCCCTCCGCCATTTTCTTTAGGACAAAGATTGTAGCTTCAAAATCCTCAATTTTCCCTTCAATATCCTTAATGTTTTGTTCAAGGATTGGCTTTCTTTCTATTACACGCTCTAATTTGCGTTTACAATCATTTAAATTTCCTTTTTCCACACTTAATGACTTTTCTAATTCTTCAATAGCAGCGTTCATTTCGTGTCACCCCAATCTAATTTAGATCCACAACCTGGACAGTAATTAAAATCATCTTGGAGATACGTTTCACATTCATCACAAAATGGTTCAGCTTCATCACCAGCCGAATGATAACTTTGGAATGCAGGTGTCCATTGAACTTTTACAGTCTCTTTCACTTTACTCACCAGCTACTTTCTTTATGGAATGAGACTCTACATATTGTTTGATACAATCTGTTTCATCGTGTATGTAATCACCATCAATATCCCGGTACTCTTCACCAATGTAGATTTCTTTACCGCAACTCTCACAGTTACTCATAACATCACTTACAACTGAATCCTGACGATTCCCGACTACCATTGAGTTTTCTACTATTTGGTATCCCCGCAATTTTCTCTTCCATCCTTTCCGAAGTATAGAGAGAGTAATAGACTATGTTGTCATGTATAAAAGCCCCTTCATGTGGAAGATCTTCTGAATCACGATTTGCTATAATTGGTTTCATTCTGTATTCAGCTAACGCTGATTCAAATGTTTCATTATTAAGATGAACTTCATTACCACGAATACTGATAATGCCATCTTCATTTCCTGCTAACCGTATAGCTTGTACAGCTTTACTCACTTCTTTAATGTTCATTAGCAGTTCACTCCTTTACATGAGTTGAATTCGTGCTATAATCAGGTTGAAAATTTATTTTCTTAGATCACCTGTTGCAGCAGGTGGTTTTTCTTTCTACTAATCATTAATCTTGATTTCTTAAGATTAGGATTAATTTTATTGAAAGCTTTATTTTTGATCCTACTTACTGTGGATTCATGAACGTTTAATTTTGCTCCAATTTCTTTATCTGTATAACCATAAGATTTTTGTATTACCACAAACTTTTCTTTTCTATCTAAACCGCTAATTTTTTCATTAAATGTAATTGAATCAATAACATCTTCTTCTATATTTATTGGAGAAACTGCAAAGAACTCATTCGTTTCCTCACCGTTTCGATTTAAGTCGATAGAACGGATATTGATTTGATTCTTTTCTTCAACACTCGTATATCTACTTAACTTAAATGGTGTCCCTTTCACATGAATTACTTCACTTATGTACCATCCCAATGTTTTAATTACATAAGTATTAAATGATACATCTCTATCCGGATCATATTTCAAACATAATTCCCATAGTTTAATTCTGCCTTCTTGAACTAAATCATCAAATTCCATGTTATTTTCAACTGCTATTCTAATTGCAGCTTCATAACTACCGAGTCTCTTTTTGATTGCAGTAAGTACCAAATGATCTTTCTTTGCAAACAACTCTTCGGGTGTCATTTTCTTTTACCTTCCCTTCATTCTTTTTCTAGAAATCTTTTAATTGGTTTATCTAATACAGCTATAAGTGGCATTACTGTACAAATTATTAATGCTACAACTAATAAGGACTTCGTGCTTTCTTCCATCATTTATCTCACCACCAATTTTTATTTATTTTCATTTCCAGCTAATTCCTGAGCTTTACGTTTCCAATAACGATCTTGAGTTGCCTTTACCTTTTCTTTATTTTTTGCTCTCCACTCTCTCATATAAGCGTTTCTCGCTTCACGAGCTGATGTTTCTTTAGTATTTGTCAAACTTTTCACACCTCCAAAACTTTGCCTGTAGCAAAGTGTTATGTAAAATAAAAAGCTGTTAAATCAACAACTTTATCTTAATCATTTTCTTTATCTTTATTTCTACAACCTCATTGTACAACAAAACTTTTCTTCTTGCAAAGTATTTTTTAACAAAAAAAATAAAAAAACTTGTCTTGGTGCTAATAATTGTTGTACATTGTAGATAGTAAAGATAAAGATAAAGATAAACATAACAAATTGAATTTATATAGATTGGAAGGAAAAGGGGTGATGATAATGACTGAAACTATTGGAAGCCGTATTAAAGAAGTTAGAAAATCTTTAAAGATGAAACAAAACGAACTTGCAGAAGCAATTGGTGTTCACTTTGCAATGATTTCATTATATGAATCGAATAAACGCACCCCTAGTCGTGAAACAGTGGAAAAGATGGCTCCTGTTTTGAATGTTTCAGCTGATTATTTATTGTGTTTATCCGATCATAAAACATTGGATAAAGAGAAATCAGTTAAAGTAACTAAAGAAGCTGCCGATCTTATGGAGAAAATAAATAATTTACCTCCTGAGAAACGACAAGCAATATTAAATTTAATTGATACATTCTAGAGAAAACAAAAAAAGAGAGCTTTTCAGCTCTCAACCTTTTTCCCTCATATTCTTCTTTTTTCGTCAATAATTTGATATGATGAGGGATGAATACATAAATTTTTAACACAAATAACTTTTAAAATAAAATAAAAGACAAAAGAAAAAAGAAGTTATCTAGCACTTTGGACGGTAGCAGACAACTTCTTCGCGAAAACAAAAAGCTTTTTGCAAAGCTTGTTTTTATTAATTTGTACTCTAAGTATACAATTTTTAAAAACGAGATGCAAGAGGCTTAATTCCCTATACTTAAATTTAGGGAGTAAGCCTTTTTTCTTTTGTCCTCAAGGAGGATATTTATTATGACTGTAACATTCCAAAAAGCTAAAAAGAAAACTAGAAACGAATTACAATTGCCGATCTTACACTTTGTTTGTATGGATGATTGGATTGAAAAATTAGGAGATAAAGCATTTACTGCATGGTTAAAATTCTATACTTGGTGTAATCGTGAAGAAGATGCAAACGGCAATCGTCCTGAAGATGATGTGATTCCATCTAGTTTAACTAAAATCCAAAAACGTTTAGGTGTAGGAAAAGATACTTTCTACAATAAAATTTTAAAGCCACTTTGGAATCACGGGTTAATTGATGTGTTTGAATACAAAACGGAAAATTGGAAAGGACAAGGTAATGTAAACATTATTGTGTATGAATACCCACAAAATGAACATGCCTTATCAACTAAACCATTAGAGAAAATTCGTGATTATGATACAGACTATACATCTCAAGCAAAGACGTTTGCAAAACTTGGTGGACGTCCAAAAAAAGATGCATCTGTACCCCGTTCTGAAATAGAACAGGGGGATGGTTCTCAAACAGAACAGGGGGTGTTCTCAAATGGAACAGGGCCCCGTTCTAAAATAGAACCCAATAATGTTTCAAATAATCTATCTAATGTTTCAAAATCTAATAATGCTTCAAAACAATCAAGTAATCTTTCTATCTTAGATAAGATTCAAAATACAAATCTACCTGATACTACTAAAACTGTACTTGGTAAAAATATTGATAGATTGACAGATGATAAATTGAATATCATTTTAGAGTTATTTGATATCTACAATGACGTACTTAAAGAGGTTGCTTTTAATGCTGTTATTGCCCGTGTACTTAAATTAAAAGTACAATCTAGTTTTAGAGGTTTATTAGAAAAATCATTAAAAACAGAGACATATACACAAATGCCTAATTCCACAACTACTGTTGTTCGTAAAGAAATGCTACCTGATTGGGCCGGAAAAGAAGATAATGAATCATCAACTGTGGAAGGCAATAAACAAGCTCCTGAAGATTTAGAGGAAAGTCAAAAACGTTTAGATGCCTTATTAGGTAAAAATAAAAAAGAAGAGAACTAACTAATAGTCCTCTTCCACGAATAGTAAAATAATGTAATATTTTACCGCTACAAATTAGGAAACTTTTCTACTATGATGGAATTATATTACAACAAATCTTTGTTTTGAAGTAACATTCTAGAGTAAACAGCCATTTGTTTAGCATACTTACCTTGTTCGCGTCCATTTAGCTTGTTATAGTCTCTTTTAATGTCGCTTAATAGTAAATCTAACAAAGGGTCATTCTGTTCGTTCTCGAAGCCGAGAAGCGTGTCTGTTGTAACGTTAAAAAATGACGCGATAATTTTCAGACTTTCAAGATCAGGTTCGTGCCGATCTGTTTCCCAGTTTTTAAGTTGGCCACGAGTTATACCTGTTATTTCTGAAAATTGTTCTTGTGTTAAACCATAACCTTTTCTTAAACGTCTAATGTTTTGTCCGATTGAGTTTTTCATAGTTTTGAGTATAGTTATCAACATATCACTATACCATAATTGGTAGATAATCCGACTTATTTTTAAAAAAAGGTTGAAAATAAACATATTAAAAATAATATAGAACAATTGTTCTATTAGTGGTAAAATATTCATGTGCTATTAAATCATTAGTTAATATGCAAAATTGCATATGCACCGAAATCTTGATTTATAGCGATAAAAAAACTTTCTCAATATTTAATTTGCAAGTGTTTTGTTAATATTGTAAAAATTCGTGGTAAAATTTGTTTAACAAAAAATGAACGAAAAAAGACCCATATGAGCGTGTTATCAAGGAGGCTCCTACACTCACCTTAATAACCGTTCCCTAACTACCGCTTAGGAAACACTTGCCACATACGAGTCACATCTAAGTATAACACAAAATCACAATATTCTTCCCTCGTATTTTGTTTCCGCCTTGAGAAAATCCGTTAGGATGTGGTTCGTTTTTTCTGAAAGGGGAAAATCATGCAACAAGTTATGAATGAATTATTAAGTAGAATGGATTCATTAGGATATTCAAGAAGAGGATTTGCCGAAAAACTAAAGGTAAGTCGTGAAAAACTAAGGCGAGGTCTTGTATGTGAATATGAAATGGATGTTAATGTGTTCTTCAACGCTATCGATCTTCTATTTGAAAAACAAAATGAGAAACGAACAATCACAAGAAAATACTTTTCAGAATGCGAGAGCATATCAAATATTGAAGTTGGTTTAATATATTGTCAGGTTCAAGGCGAATACGATCTGATGAATTTTTTAATAACTAAACATGAGAAGAAAAGCAATTTAGGAATATTCTTTAGCATATATAAGCTTTTTAACAAAAGAAATAAGAACGAATTAAGAGGTAAGGAACTTTACAATGAATTAAGCAGCAAGCGTTTTTCCTCCAATCCACATTGTCAGGTGATGGTGAATATTTTATTCATGTTATCACTAGCTGATATGCCAAATAACAATGCAATCATTCAATATGTGGATGCAATGGAACATAATTTAGAAAAACAGGAACAAGGTATTATTAAGGACTACTTACGTATGTTGGCTGATGAACGAAAAGCGTATATGTATTTATGGAGAGTACAACTTGCTGAATGTAGAGATACATGCTATAAAATAATCAACTCATGTATAGATATTCCAATTATTCAAGCAACTGCCTTTTGTTGTTTGGGAGAAAGTTACCAATTTGAATCTCCATATAAATCGATTGAATACTTATTAAAGGCGATTGAAAAATTGGAAGAGGTTAATGTTCCATTAAAATCTCAAAAATATGTAGCTTTTCAGTCAACACTTGCACATGTACGAATAAATTATGAGATTAATATTAAAGAGATCGATTTATCGGCCATCCACAAAAACGAGAAAGCGAGCTATGAATATAAATTTGGTAATCGTGATTTGGGATTGGCACTCTTTAAAGAAATGGAAATAGAAGGTTTTAGTCCATTCCAACGCTTTTCTTACAGTAAATGCATTGGAGATTTAGAAGGTATTAAACAAGTCTTACTAGAATTTGAATTATCAGGATTAAGTTTCTATGGCCAGTTATGTAAAAACATACTAATGAGTAAAGGGGAAGTACTACAATGAAAAAGAAACTAATTGCACTAGTAATGTGTGTAGGAGCATTAGGGTTCGGATTATTCGGAAACGTTGATAAAACGGATCAGACAAGCCCAGTTACATATATGATGACGGATCCGGGTGGCAGCTAATAAAATAATTTAATACAAATATCAACAAAGGAAAGTCGTTACTTCGGTAGCGACTTTCAGTGCGTTTAAGGGATGACACAAATAAAACATCAAATCGTAAAACTGTGTCACTTATACATTTTACAAAAATAGAGGGAGGAAAATTACTATGATGAATCAAGGGGTAGCTTTAAATATAGAGAAAGAAATCAGTGTGGAGGACAAGTTACATATCATCTTAGAAAAAGCGGAGAACGGTGATTTAGAAGCAATTGCACTTTTAGAACAAATTAATGTTTTGACTAAATAAGAGCTTCGGCTCTTTTTTATTTTGTTCAAATTTAAAATTTCACATACCCGATTTAAATTAGTTTTAAAGAAATAAAAGATGTAATGAATGGTTTTATATTCATAGGGATTCTTGGCGAGCCCTGTGGAGGCATAACGAAGCTTAAAAGATACATAGGGAGGATTGTATAAGATTGTCTAATGCTTCGCTACGTATGTTCGACGATGCCGTTAGCAGGTTTTATAAGTTTCGCAAATTTAAAGGAATAATCAAAAGTGAAGTTTAATAGTATAATTGTGTAAAGTTTTAATATTTTGATTGAAAAACAGATTGTCTGTTGTATAATGAATTTATAAATAATAAAACTCTATACAATTATTAGTGAAAGGTTGTGTATTTATTGAAAAAAGTATTAGTAATCGACCATGGTAATGGAAATATTAAAGGTAGAAGTGAAGTTGCAGCAGGAGTATTACCTTCATTAGTGGCTTTTAAAAAGGATGTAGGGGAATCTATAACAGGTAAAAAAGCGAAATTAAAGACTTATGAAATTGAAGGCATTGAGTATGTGTGGGGGAAAGACATCACAAAAGTAAAAGATGTTTTTGCAACTTACGGATTCCAAAATAGATATAAAGAACCTTTATACAAAGTGCTAACGAGTATCGCTCTTGCTGATCTTGCTCTTAAAAGTAAAGTGCAACCAACAGATGAAGTAATTGTAATTACAGGTGTACCAAGTAATGAAATTGGAACAGAGGCAGCAAACGACTTGAAAGCAGTATTTGAAGGATTACATACAGTAAAAGTCGAGGGGAAAACAGTAAAAGTAAATGTTGAAGAGGTTATTATCCTTCCACAACCAATTGGAACAGTGATGGGAGAATACTTAGATACAGATGGATTTGTAGCTGATGATCGTTATGAAGACATCCGTGTAGGTGTAATTGATATCGGAACAGGAACAACAGATTTAGACTCAATTAACGGATTACGTCGTGAGAATGAATTCAAATCTGTGGAAGCTGGTATGAAAGATGTTTATCAAGAAATCGCAGATTATATTAACGCTCAAAACTCTAATGCAAAAGTGGAATACTACCATGTTGAACCGTTCTTTGAATCGGGACAGTATAAACTTTCAGAACGTCATATTATTGATTTTGAGGAAGTTAAGCCAAAAGCTGTATTCCAGGTATCTGAAAAGATTAAACAAGGTATTAAAAACGCATGGAAAACGTTTGATCGTTTTGATGAAATCATCATTACTGGTGGTGGAGCGGAACTATTTGCAAGTGCTATTGAGGACTTAGTTGGTGGTGTGAAAGTAGCAGAGAAACCACAACAAGCAAACGCAGAAGGATTTTTCAAATACGGTATGTTCAAAGTGAGTGAAGAAGATGGCGAATAAAATTTATCAGCTTAGTTATGACGATCAGCTGGATAAAGACATTCATGAGTGGTTAAAAAAGATTCCAAGAAGCAGAAAAGCGGAAACTGTACGACATGCAATACGTTATTATATCGCGAGTAATGGTGGCAGCAGTGGCATCCACATGCCAAATGTGACAGGAGCGCCTATCGCTATAGAAGAACCACAAACACAACAAGAAACACCTAAAAAGAAAAGACCCAAATTATCTACAGATGGTAATTTTGGTTAATAAGTAATTATCTACAGAAAATATTATCTCTTCCCTCCCTCTCGGTACTTTTTCATGGAATAACGGAATTATGGAAAAGTGTCCCTGAGATAAACGAGAGGGAGGAGGTGATTTTTGAAAGGGGAGAGCATCATGAGCAATGTTAACCCTATGTTTGAACCTCGAAAACAATCTACTACAATAACAAACCAACAACCTCGTAAAACTCGTTCTGATAAAAAGAAAGATGTAAAAATCCCCGTAAATGAGATACAAAGACAATTAATAAGGTCCTCAGCATTTCAACAAGGAATAACTACTACACAATACATGTCTAAATTAATTACAGAACATCTAAACATATCTTATATTGCAGAAATACACAGTTATGACTATATCGATACTAAAAGATATATACATGCAAAGTTAGATCAAGAAGTTCATAAAAAACTCGTCCATCTCGCTATAGAATGGGGAGTATCACAACGATGCGCTGCTACAAGGATACTTTGCTTCGCTTTAAAAACAATGTGAAATGCATAAAAGCCCACTATTTATTAGTAGGCTTTCGCTTAACAATTAAATCTTCAATTGCTTCATCCAATAGTTTACTCATTGGAATCTTTGTTTCATCTGATAAATTCTTTAGTTGTTCATATAAATCCATTCGAACTGCATTAGATAATGCCTTACGTGTTTTTAAACCGCGATTTTCGCTCATATTTATCACCTCTAAGTATATTATAAACTGCATTCAAATAACTTGCAATTGAATGTAGTTGAATGTATAATATGTTTATGGAGGTGAAAATAATGTTAGTTAATAAAGCATACAAATTTCGTATATATCCAAACAAAGACCAAGAAATATTAATTTCTAAAACGATAGGTTGTTCTCGTTTTGTATTTAATCATTTCTTAGCAAAGCAAAAAGAAACTTATGATTCTGATAAAAAATACATTGAATATAATGAATGTGCCAAACAATTGACTCAACTAAAAAAAGATTTTTCTTGGTTAAAAGAAGCGGATGCGACTGCTTTGCAACAATCATTAAAATTTCTAGATAACGCATACAAACGTTTCTTCAAAAAACTAAATAAATTTCCGCGTTTTAAAACGAAAAATAATCCTGTCCAATCATACAAAACAGTAGGAAAAATAAAAGTGCAAGGCAACCAACTTACACTCCCGAAATTAGGTGAGATTAGATTTTCAAAAACACGAGAGATTGAAGGTCGCATATTAAATGCTACTGTTAGACGTAATCCGAGTGGTAAATACTTCGTGTCCATTCTTACTGAAGTAGAAATTCAAGAGTTACCTAAAACAAATTCTGTTGTGGGTATAGATGTAGGATTAAAGGACTTTGCTATTCTTTCTACAGGTCAATCATTTAGAAATCTTAAATGGTTTCGTACATTAGAAAAGAAACTAGCTGATGCACAACGAGTCCTTTCTAGACGACAAGAATTAGCTTTAAAACGAAAATGCAGACTTGATGAAGCAAAAAATTTCCAAAAACAAAAACGCGTAGTAGCTCGTATCCATGAAAGAATCACCAATGCAAGAACAGACTACTTGCAGAAAATATCAACTCACATCATCAAAAACCACGATATTGTAGGGATTGAAGACTTGCAGGTATCTAATATGTTAAAAAATCGTAAATTATCAAAAGCAATTAGTGAAGTGTCTTGGTCGCAATTCAGAACGATGTTAGAATACAAAGCAAAATGGTACGGCAAGCAAGTTATAGCTGTATCTAAAACATATGCTAGTTCTCAATTATGTTCAAATTGTGGGTATAAAAACAAAGTCGTTAAGAATCTAAAACTTCGTGAATGGGATTGTCCATCTTGTGGCGCACATCACGATAGAGATATTAACGCAAGTATAAACCTCAAAAACGAAGCGATAAGACTTCTAACCGTAGGGACTACGGGGATAGCCTACTAAAATAACTGAAGGATACTTTGGTGTTCGTAGGAATCTTTTTTCTTAGATAACGTAAGTTAAAGTAGTTCAAAAAGACACTAAAAGTACAGTTGTACGAAAATAGTGCAGCAACACGTATTTTATGCTTTGCATTACGCACTATGTGAGAGGTGACAACATGTATAGTAAATACGATGTGATGACAAAAGAAATACAACTTATGAGTGCAAGTAATTGGTGGGAACGAACTAAGATTGAATGGAAATTAAAAGAAAAGTACCGCTTTGAAGTGAAAATGCTCAAGATTTACTTGTTCCGCATGAATATTATTATCGAAGATATGGAAGAGGAAGATTATGAATGTAACGCTAGTGATCTAGCTGAGATACTCGTTGAAGACTTTCTTGAACATATAAGGTCTAAGAATAGTATGGAACAGCTGTATCAAATCTTAGAGAGTAAGAAGCACTATACAGATTATGAATTAGAATTTAACGAAAATGATGAACGATATGGAACGATTGATGTGAAGATTGATAGAAGGACATTGAGACGTATTGAAGTGTTTTTCTCTGATATGGCCA